GATGATCACCCATCCAAGCCAGCAGCTGAGAAGAAGACTGAGCTGAATCTGAAGCGATACGATCACATTGATTTCACTCCACCCAAAGGAGCGCAAGAGGCTGGAAGGCGAGCGCTTGAGGTGAGAGAGAGCAAGCCCATCTCTCAGCGAGGCATGACCTCAGTGGGCATCTCTCGAGCTCGCGACTTAGCCAACGGTCGAAAGATGAGCCCCGACACAGTACGCCGAATGCTCGCCTATTTCACTCGTCATCAATCTGACAAGCAGGGCTCAACTTGGAACTCTCAAGGGAAGGGCTGGCAAGCTTGGCAAGGTTGGGGCGGTGACGCTGGTTTTGCTTGGGCTCGAAAGGTAGTTAACCAAATGAACGCGGCTGACAAAAAAGCGCAAGCGCTCAGGGCATACTCTGAGGCGCTCTCAGCTCAACACACTTATGATATTCCTGATGGGCTCACCATTGGCCGGCCTTTCAAGACGCTGTCTCTTGGTCAGGTCAGCTCTCGAATGAGCGGCAAGGATATCGGCAAAGAGATCACCAGGGAGATGCTCAGTGAAATGGTTCGAGTGTTCAACGCTCGCCGCGCTGAAGATCCTGTGGTGATTGATTGGCAGCATGCCACCTCTCCCTATCAAGACGGTCCTCCAGCTCCACCTGAGAGCGGCAACGCTTTGGGGCTCATCGCTGATCTTGAGTTGAGAGATGACGGGCTGTACGCAATCCCTGCTTATAATGAGCGCGGCTTGAATGTCGTCTCTGAAGCCGGTGGAGTCTTGTGGAGCTCCCCTGAGTTTCTCGCCGGAGATGTATTTGACAGAGCTGGAGGAAGTCACATTGGAACCGCTCAGTTATTGGCGGTCACCCTCACACCAAGGCCAGCTCAATCCCACTCTAAAATTGACAGAGTAACCCTCAATGAAAGGTTTGCAGATATGGATGACCTTGCCAACATGGACCTCGATGATCTTCGTGAAATGCTCATCGCTAAAGATGAGATGGTCAAGCGTCTCGAGGCCCAAATCAAAGACATGAAGAAGGACGCTGAGTCCAAGATCTCTTCTGACAGCGCGGCTCTTGAAGAGCACGACAAAGACAAAGAAGAGAAGATGGGCGAAGACGAAGATAAAGAGAAGAAGATGGCTGAAGACAAGAAAGATCACTACAAGATGAGTGAGACTGTAAGCCCTGAGCTGCTCTCTGAGTTTAACGCTCTTCGCGAGAAGAATGAGCAAATGGCTAAACGCCTTGAGACCATCGAGCAAGAGAAGCGCGAGATTGAAAAGCGCGAAGCGGTCAGCGCTCTTCTGCGTGATGGTCGCATTGAGCCAAGTCAAGAGAGCGTCGCTGGCAAAGCTTGGGAGCTCAGAGAGGTTCAACCAGAGTTCTGGCAGATGTTCAGCGAGCGTCCAGCTGGCGCGGCTGTACCTCTTCAAGAGGTTGGTCATGGTGCAAGCGGTCGAGAGATCAATCGCCAATCACTAGACGCAGAAATCAAAAAGCTCTCCGCCGAGAAGAGCATCTCTTACAGCGAGGCGCTCAACCAATTCCGTACTTCAAACCCTGACTTCTACACTAAAGCATTTGGAGGCTGATCATGGCCAACACTGACAATATCTTAAGCTTTGTCGCTGCTGAGGCAATCACTGAGTATGCGATTGTATCACTCAACGCGGCTGGAAAGGTCGTGATCACTGACGCGGCCACAGACGCAAACGCTATCGGAGTAGCTCAGCGCGCTTGTGCCAGCGGTGAATCCGTTGAGGTGATGATTCAAGGTGTTACTCGCGTGATTGCTTCAGAGACAATCACCTTTAACTCTACTCCCCTTCTCGCGGCGGCTGCTGACGGAAAGGTTCAACCTTGCGAGGCAAGCGACACCACCTTTTATCAACTCGCTCGAGTAATACCTAATGTTAACCAAGTTAGCGCCAGCGCTGGAGACCAGATTAAGGTCCTGTTCGTTGGACCCACCACGCTCAACACTTAAGAGGTAACCAATGGCTAGCTCATATTCTAATCTCCATCCTGTAGACCAGATCTTAACCAGCCTTGTTGTTGAGGCTGTCCCTAGTGATGATCAGCTCATTGCTGATAAGATCTGTGAAAACATCACCATCCCTGAGCGCTCAGGGACTCTTCTTCTTGAAGAGACTCGCAACTTCATGGGCGCTGGAGCAGGGCTTGACCTCGAGCGCGCTCCAGGTTCTTCACGAACTTCAATCGGTGGCTTCGACCGCTCAAGCACGACCTTCAAGGCGAAGATCTACGGCGCTCAGGACTCCATCGCGATGGAGGATATTCTTGACTCTCAATATCCGGGGAGTGAAGAGCAGCGCATTGCTCGCAAGGTTGCACGAGTGATGAAGCTCGCAAGAGAGAAGCGCTTCGCTGATGTCCTCTTTGACTCAACAGCGTTTGCTACCTCAACGCCGGCTACGAAATTTGATGCCGCTGGTGCTGAGCCGCTCACCTTCCTGCATGAGCTGAAGGATACAGTCTTTGCTGCTGCTCATGGCATCAACCCAGACTCGCTTATCTTTGGTCGTGACGTGTTTCGACAGTTGGCGCGCAACCCAGAGATCAGAGGCTATGTGGGGTCAACCTCCAGCGGGCTCGCAAGCGGTAACCGCATTCTTAATGATGAGGCGGTTCTCTCTGTGCTTCGTGATGTGCTTGGGATCCCTAACGTTTACGTTGGCCAAGCTCGCCAAGATAACGCGGTCCCTGGCGCGACTAGCTCTGAGGCTTATATCTGGAATGGTGAGAGCATCTTCATGGGGATCCTCAAGGGCTCTGATGCAATTGTCCAGAAGAGCGGCAACGTTAAGGGCATGCCTGTGGCGGCGCTCAACTTCCAGTTTGGCAACATGGTCGCCGGTCAATATGACAGCCTCGATAAGACACGCCGTTATGTCTACGCTGAGGAAGTTCACGCGGTTCAAGCGATTGACTCAACGCTTGGGCACGTTGTCACCGACTGCTTGACCTGATTCATGTTGATGCTCAGTGAGTGTACATGTGGAGCTGCTCAGCCCACATTATTATCAGAGGATGCTGACCGTAAAGCCATCGATGATCTGTCTCGACAGGTTAAGGGGCGGCGTGGTCCTCTGGCTCAACTCACTCGAGCTAAACGAGATCAGCTCATTGCTGAGGTATCGGCTGAGCGGTCGTTTGAAAAAGCGATGGGCTCAGCGCGGCGCGATCTCCTTGATTTAATGGAGCTCGCGATATCCTCCCAAGACCCTCAACTCTTGCTTCAACTCGATGATCAGCAACTCATGGATTTCATCATGAGAGGCGGCATGGGGCTGGCTGTTGACGAGTTCATTGAGAGTCAGGAGAGGATTAGAGAGGCGGCGTTAAGAGGGCTTCAAATCATTGAACCTAGTCTTGACCTCAACTCAATACCAGAGCTTGACACCATCCAAGCTCAAATCACTTCTCAGGTCTTCGAGGATGTTATTCTCCCAGACACCAAGAAGGCGGTGAGGAGCGCTCTCACCTCAATATCAGTGGGCGTTCCTGCTGAGATTATCATGAGTGACCTAAACTTAGTTCTCACTCGAAGCACAGGGCGCCAGCTCACAGAGGTCAAGACAGCGATCTCACAATATGGGCGTTCAATCTCAGCGGCTGCAGCTGTGGCGGCTGAGCTCGATCATTATTTATACACTGGACCACAGGACGGAATCACCAGAGCTTTCTGTAAACCCTTGGTGAACAAGGTGGTGACCAGTGCTCAAATGAGTCAGCTGAACAATGGGCAAGGCCTCCCAGTGATCACCAGCGGCGGCGGCTATAATTGCCGGCACAGCTGGAGCCCAGTGACCGCTTCATTCATTGACTCCGCTGGGCTCGATGTCGCGAAGTCGGCAGATATCAGGAAGGCCAACCAAGGAGGCAAGCGATGAGGAAGACACCCACCGGTCAAGTGATTCACTTTATCTGGAACCCGCGCTCACCCTACACAGGGAGCGCAACACTGACCGTTGAATTCAGCACGCCTTTCTCTAGCGTTCTGACTCAGCAGAGAGCTGATGTGAGCGTAACCACAATCGCCACTGATCGAAGAACACTGGCGCTCTCTGCTCCTGTCGCTGTTGCGCTCGAGCGTGATGAGGTCAGAGCGTTCCTGACTACCACTCGAGACACTTGGTACTCAGTCAAGGTCAGCAGGCTGGGAGGCTCAACCGCTGTTCTCGCTGAGCCGCTACCAAGAGAGCTTGATCTCACTTCAGCCGCTACGCTTAACTTTGCTTCAGCGGTTGTTGATATTCCAGCGGTCAACGCGGTCACCGGGCTCTATCCTTACAAGATCGCCTATGAGTCAGAGGCCGGCTCGAACGTCGTTGAGTGTGGAGTTCTGAAGGTAACGCCGCGACCCTTTGACACTGGGCTGAATCATGATCAGCTCGTTGATCGTTTCCCCCAGTTGGCTGACATGGTCCCAAGGCGCCAAAGCGATCTCTTGCCACAGATCAACGCGGCGCTTGATGAGATGATCTTAGCTATCCGTGATCATGTGGTTGCTGATGGCGTGACTGAGGATGAGGTCTTTAATCAAGGCTCCTTCATGAGCGCTCACGCCTACTGTACAGCGGCGCTCGTGTATGAGTCAGCCCTTCAGCTTGATGTCGCTGAACAGATGAGAGCGAGGTGTCAGGAGCTGCTCGAGGTCGCTCTTAGATCAGTCACTCTTGACCTCGATGGTGATGGGGTTATTGATGAGGGAGAGATTGACCTCAGACGCACCGGCGGCAGCTCAACCGACTTCAGAGCGAGCTGGCGCGGCTACGTCAAGAGCGCCAATGATTCGCGGTTCACACCCACGCGAGGGATGAGGCACTGATGGCAGCTAGAGTAAATCTTAACTTGCCTCGCTCACTGTGGACCTCTCAAGACTCTTTGAGATTGGCCTCCAATACTCTGGCATCAATCAAGCTCAGAACAGGTAAAGGGCTGGACGCCAATGGCAAGCCTTTCAAGCC